AGATAACTTCTACCGTTCGTTAGATACGTTTGAAACATTTGGTAAAGGCTGGACTCGACGTAATAATGAAACAAGAGAAAAAGCATTGGAGATGCTATGACAGTAAATAAAGCAGGTAACTATACTAAACCTACAATGCGTAAGCGTCTTGTTGCAAGTGTAAAGGCTGGAGGTAAAGGTGGTAAGCCTGGTCAATGGTCTGCACGTAAAGCTCAAATGGTCGCTAAACAGTATAAAGCCAAGGGTGGAGGATATAAGTAATGCATGGTAAACAAACTAATAAAATAAAAAAAGTTATAAAGGGTTTAACCAAGGCATCTAAGTCTCATGCCAAACAAGCTAAAACATTAAAGTCTGTAATCACTAAAGGCAAGAAAAAAACTTAAATGCCCTACTTACAAAGTAACATCCCATACTTTAAAGCATGGGTACGCAGAGAATATACGTGCAACTTTGAGCGATACCATGGTGAGTTTTTACATTGTATGGTAATAGCTGTAACAAGTATGCCAAACAGATCATTAAGCTTTCAAGTTATCTTTACTGGTTGTGAAGCTGATGGTACGGAAGAAGATAATATACATGGTGGAGCGATGTGGGCAAGAATGCCTATTACTGCACTTGTAGGAGATACACCTGTAGAAGAGTGGGCAGAAGAGTTACCTTCATATGCAGCACAACCTTGGGACTGTATGTCACACGATCACTCTGTGTATGTTCTAAATAGAGCTACTCCTGCTCCTTGGTTAGCTAAGGTAGATGGAGAGTTTTATCCAGCTAAGTATTATTTTACAGTAGACTATACAGGCTCAGAAATAGCAGATGATCCTGCTCAACACAAACAAAGCCATGTATTAGAGCTAATGGATGCAGGTAAGTATACAGGTAATATTGTAGCACTACCTAATAATAGAGTTAGAGTTACACATCCTGCATGGTTTGAGACAGGAGAAGGTGCTCCAGACTTTAAACCAAACCAAAGAGTATTTCATTCAAAGCAAGAAATTGAATACGTGTGGGATACAAACAGAGTTTTTAACAATCTTTATCAAGGGGAAGAAGAATGAAAATGAAGAAAAAAGGATACGCTAAAGGTGGCATGAAAAAAGGTTACGCTAAAGGTGGCATGAAAAAAGGTTACGCTAAAGGTGGCATGAAAAAAGGTTACGCTAAAGGTGGTATGAAAAAAGGCTATGCAGCTGGAGGTATGAAACCTGTTTCAGATAAAGAAACTGGACTTAAGAAACTTCCAAAAGATGTACGCAATAAAATGGGCTACATGAATAAAGGTGGAATGCCTAAGAAAAAAGCTTACGCTAAAGGTGGCAAGGTAGCTATGTACAATGAAGGTGGTATGGTAAGAAATACTGGTTCGTTAAATACAGGTATTAAAAAAGCGTAATGGCTTTAGCAAAATCTCAGAAGTCTTTAAAGTCTTGGACTAAACAAAATTGGCGTACTAAATCAGGTAAGCCATCTACCCAAGGTAGTAAAGCTACTGGTGAAAGATACTTACCCTCTAAGGCTATTAAGTCTATGTCTAGCTCTGAGTATGCTGCTACAACTAAAAAGAAAAGACAAGATACAGCAAAAGGCAAACAGTTTAGCAAACAACCTAAACGTGTGGCTAAGAAAACAAAAAGTTATAGGAGAGTATCTTGAGTATACCTGAGCGTGTAAAAACTAAAATGAAAGATGCTGGTCTTAAGGGTGTCAACAAACCACAACGTCTTAATGATAGCAGTGACAAATCACACCACGTTATGGCAAGTGAAGGTGGTAAGTATAAGTATATTAGATTTGGACAAAAGGGTGTAAAGACAAATCAAACTGTAGGTCAGCGTGAAGCATTTAAATCTCGTCACGCAAAAAATATAAAAAAGGGTAAGATGTCTGCAGCTTACTGGGCAGATAAAGTAAAGTGGAGTTCTAGTAAAACTAAGTCTCCTTCAAAGAAGTGGAAAAAAGGATGAGTATATTTACAGAAAATAAAAGTAAACTAGAAGAACATGGATATACAGTATTAGATGGTAATACAGTTGTTGGACCTAATGGTCAACCTATTGCAGGTATGGATGCTTACGGACAGGTATGGTACAAAGAAGAAGAAGTAGAAGCTATTTGTTCTTCACCTATGGTAGAAAAAACAGAATTAATAAGAGCTAGAAATAGCAAAGGTCATTATATAAAAGATGATCCTACTACAGAAGTAAATGAAGCTTGGACTACTAAAAAAAGTAAGAAAGGTAAATAGATGAAACTTGTAGGGCGTGAAAAAAAAGAAGCTGATGACCTTGAAAAATTAATAGAATTAAGAAAAAACTATTTAGCTAAAAAAGGTAAAAAACCTACTAGTAAAAAAGTTACAGTAAGTATGAAATCTGCCCTAGAAAAAAAAGAAGCAGCAGACTATAAAAAATTAGAGGTGTTAAGAAGAAGATATTTAACTAATGTTAAAAAATCAAAAATACCTAAAGCTAAAAAAATAAATAGCGTTAAAGAAATTGATACTGTAGCTAAAGAAATACAAAGTAGAATACCTGAAGGTAGAGGTATTAATATGAAAGTACCTAAAAAGAAATCTGTTTCTGTTACAATAGTTACTGTAAAACCTGGAGAGTCTAGAGCTGATATTAAAAAAAGAGTTAAAGGTATTCCTAAAAATACTAAAGCTTCTTTATCAGATGAACAAAAGAAAACTCAAACAGATAAAAGTAGAAGTAAATCTAAGACTTCTTTATCAGATGCACAAAAAAGAAGTCAAACTAAAAAGTCTAAATCTTCTTTATCAGATGCACAAAAGAAAACTCAAACAGATGCTAAAAGAAGTAAAAAATATAAAGGGTATTATATAGATAGAAAACAAGGAAATGTAATGGTAAGAGTATTTCCTAATTTAACTCCTGCAGCTTATGGAATAATGTCAAAAGAAAAAATGAAAGAATTAGGTGTACCTTTACGTAATAGTTCTATTTATAGTTACGATTCTAATCAACGTAATGCACTAACATTTGTTATAAAAAAATAATGTACCTTGCCATTATACTTTACTGTGCAGTACCTACAGATGCTACTTCCTGTGATGTAATGGTACGCAGAGATCATTTGTTTCAAACAGAAATACAGTGTGAAAAACAAATAATACCTATGGCAAAAGGTTTAATTGCTACAGGCCACTACGTAAAAGCTAAATGTTTTGCATTTAATCCTTATGGAGAAGAAGCGTAATGTCAAAGAAACTACAGGCAGATAGCAAGTATGCAGTAGCTGACACAGATGGTGACGGAATCATTACTGATGAAGAGCTAGATCGCCATGAACGATGGATACGTTTAGAGAACGAAGACAAGATGATGGACACGCAACGTACTATGGCTTGGTTAGCTATGGGTACAACTATTGTAACTGTAATACTATTACTCACACCTATCATTAATGTAGCTCGTATGGAGTCTGCATCAGGGTTTCTTAACACCTTTCTTGTAGCACAGATGGGTGTTGTATTAGGATTTATGGGTGCTACAGCATTAACTAAAACTAAATCAAAAGAATAAAAACGCATAACGGGGTTGCATTATTATCTCTTTTATGTTATAACTAGTTGTGGTATAACTTCTTAGTCATTAACAAAGGAGTTATAAAATGATTAAAAAAATTTTAGAAAAATACCATAACTATATGGTAAATAGATCTGCATACTATACTTTAATGGGTATGTCAGAAAGAGAGCTACGAGATCTGGGAATATCTCGTGGAGAAATTAGAAGACTAACAGGATTTGGGAGATAACAATATGAGAAAATTATTTCTTGCAGGTACAATAGTTGCTTTATCAGCAGCTTCAGTACAAGCTGAAGGAGTTATAAAGAGTGGTATTATGTCCATGTTTAAACCAGATGCGTCTGTAGAGTATGGTATTAAAACTAAAAAATGGTCAGGTGATGTTGGTGTAACAGCTAACCTTTCAAGACTATCAATTAGACCAGCACTAGACTGGGGATATTCAAGCGGAGATTCTTTTAGTGTTTCTGGTGCATCAGTAAAAAGTACAATGACTATAAGTAATAGTCTATCTGCTTACTCTAAACTATCTTTAGATAAAGACTTTAAATATAGTGACCTGTCAATCGGTGTCGCTATAGAATTTAAATAGGGGGAAATAACTATGGATTGGATTACAGCAAGACTTAAAGAACCTACAACTTATCTAGCACTTGCTCTTGCAGGTGTAGGACTAGGGTTTATGTTTAGTATGCCTATATTAACATGGGCAGGTATTATAGGCGGTATCTTTGGTATCGTATTAAAAGAAAAAGGTGGGGCATCTTGATGTCCTATCTTAACCGTATACTACGTGCAATACTCGCTATGCCTTGCAACTGTTGTGATAAATGTCAGTGTGGTAAATAGTGAGTAGGCAACTTACAGAAAAGCAGCAAAAGTTCCTAGATGTTCTTTTTGATGAAGCAAAAGGCAACCCTGTAACAGCTAAGAAATTAGCTGGGTATGCAGATGGTGTGTCTTCTACTGTTATTATGGATGCTTTAAAAGAAGAAGTAAAAGATTTAACGTATAAGTTTTTATCTGCTACAGGAACTCGTGCTGCTTATTCTATGTTAGAAGTTCTTTCAAACCCCACAAGTTTGGGAAACAGGGAAAAAATAATAGCTGCTAAAGATCTATTAGATCGAGCTGGCTTTGTAAAAACAGATAAGGTAGAAATAAAAACAGAAAGTCCACTATTTATTCTACCACCAAAACAAGATGAAGACGATTAAAACTTGGAAGATACCTATGCCAGAAGAAACTAAAGATGGCCTTGTTTGGAAACCTGTAGTAAGAGTAGGAAGAATAATTCCTTTTGGGTATAGACAAGACCCAGAAGATGATGATATAATACTTCCAATCCCAGAAGAGTTAGAATTGCTAGAGCAAGCAAAAGTATACCTTAAACAGTACAGTCTTAGAAATGTAGCTGACTGGTTAAGCGAAGAATCTCAAAGGTATATCTCTCATGTGGGTTTAATGAAGAGAATTAAACTTGAACAAAAAAGAAAAAAAGAAGCTTCAACTCAACGCTACTATGCCCAACGGTATAAAGAAGCGGCAGAAAAAGCAAGGAAGCTTGAAGAAGAACGTATCGGTAATACAAGAATCGAGTACAGTATCAGCACAGCCTAAGCCTGAAGAGTTTGAAGTAGAAAAAGCTGAACAAGTAATTTTTCAACCAAACCCTGGACCACAGACAGAATTTCTCTCTGCTTCAGAACAAGAGGTTTTATACGGAGGTGCAGCAGGTGGTGGTAAAAGTTTTGCCATGCTTGCAGATCCAGTACGTTATTTAAACAATCCTGCATTTAGAGGTTTGTTAGTACGTAGGACAACGGAAGAACTAAGAGAACTTATATCTGTATCTAAACAGTTATATCCAAAAGCAATACCGGGTATAAAGTTTATGGAAAGAGATAAGACTTGGGTAGCACCATCAGGTGCAACACTTTGGTTATCTTATCTAGATAGGGACGATGATGTCACACGTTATCAAGGACAGGCTTTTTCTTGGATTGGTTTTGACGAACTTACACAATGGCCTTCTCCTTACCCTTGGAATTATATGAGGTCACGGCTAAGAACTACTCGTGATAGTAATTTAAAATTATACCAAAGAGCTACTACTAACCCAGGAGGGCCAGGACATAGTTGGGTAAAAAAACTTTTTGTTGATCCTTCTCCAATCAATAAACCTTTTTGGGCTACTGATGCAGAAACAGGTCAAACAATAAAATGGCCTAAAGGTCACTCTCGTGAAGGAGAACCTTTATTTAAAAGAAGGTTTATACCTGCTACGTTATTTGATAACCCCTATTTATCTGATGATGGATTATATGAAGCTAACTTACTTTCATTACCTGAACACCAACGTAAGCAACTGCTTCAAGGTGATTGGGATGTTAATGAAGGATCGGCATTTCCTGAATGGAATAGGAGCATACACGTTGTTAGTCCTTTTAATATACCTGGTAATTGGGTAAAGTTTCGTGCTTGTGATTATGGTTATGGATCTCATACAGGAGTTGTATGGATTGCTGTATCACCATCAGAACAGCTAGTTGTATATAGAGAACTGTATGTAACTAAAGTTATTGCTACTGACTTAGCAGATAAAATAATGGAATTAGAAGAAGGTGAAAACATTAGGTATGGAGTGCTTGACTCCTCACTGTGGCATAAACGTGGAGATACAGGGCCATCATTAGCTGAACAAATGATTATGCGTGGTTGTAGATGGAGGCCAGCAGACCGTAGTAAGGGATCTAGAGTAGCAGGTAAAAACGAATTACATAGAAGATTACAAGTAGACGAGTACACTGAAGAACCTAGACTTGTATTTTTTAATAGCTGCACTAATACAGTTGCACAAATGCCAGCGTTACCTTTAGATAAAAATAACCCTGAAGATGTAGATACTAATTCTGAAGATCACTTATATGATGCACTTAGATACGGTGTTATGACAAGACCAAGAAGTAGTTTATTTGATTTTGATCCTTTTGCACAAAAAGATGGATTTCAAATGAGTGACCCAACTTTTGGATATTAAGGAATAAATATGGAAGAAGAAGATACACTAGATAATGAAATGCTATTTGACTCCTCTGAGTCTTCTGCATTAGATGATAATGATAAAGAAGACTACAGTGATCCTTCTGCTGGCAGAATTATAGAATTAGTAAAAAGTTGTTATTCTAAAGCTTCTACAGGTAGAGAAATTGATGAAACTCGTTGGATACAAGCTTATAGAAATTATCGTGGAATCTATGGACCTGATGTACAATTCTCAGGTACTGAAAAATCTCAAATATTTGTTAAGGTTACTAAGACTAAAGTACTAGCAGCTTATGGTCAGATAGTAGAAGTATTATTTGGTAATAATAAATTTCCTATTACAGTAGATCCTACTACTTTACCAGAAGGTGTGGCTGAGTCAGTATTTTTTGAAAGTAACCCTGAGCTAGTTAAAGCACAAGAAATTTCTCCAGAAGATAAAAAGCTTCTTCCTGGTGAAACTATGCCACAGCTTCAGGAACGATTAGCTGGTTTACAAAGTAAACTAGAACCTGTAGCAGATAGATTAAAAGAAGGTACTGGTTCTACTGCAACAGAAATTACCTTTCATCCAGCAGTAGTAGCTTCTAAGAAAATGGAAAAGAAAATCCATGATCAATTAGAAGAGTCTAATGCTAATAAACAATTACGAGTAGCTGCTTTTGAAACTGCGTTATTTGGAACTGGTATTATGAAAGGTCCATTTGCTATAGATAAAGAATATCCTAATTGGGATGAAGATGGTGTATACTCACCTACAATTAAAACTATACCACAAACTTCTAGTGTATCTGTATGGAATTTTTATCCAGATCCTGATGCAGCTAATATGGATGAAGCAGAGTATGTAGTAGAAAGACATAAAATGTCTCGAAGTCAAATACGGGCTTTAAAACGTAGACCTTTCTTTCGCTCTAACTGTATTGATATGGCAATTTCTATGGGAGAAAATTACACCAAAGAATGGTGGGAACAGGCTATGGAAGATGAAAGCCAAGAAGCTAAAGCCCAAAGATATGAAGTTCTTGAGTTTTGGGGTAATATAGATGTTGAAGTTTTAGAAGGACATGATGTAGATATACCAGATGATATGAAAGACTTGGATCAAGTGAGTGTAAACATATGGACTTGTAATGGTCAAATACTAAGACTTGTAATGAATCCGTTTACTCCTAACTTAATACCATATTATGCAGTACCATATGAAGTAAATCCTTACAGTTTATTTGGTGTAGGTATAGCTGAAAACATGGATGATACTCAAACATTAATGAATGGCTTTATGCGAATGGCTGTTGACAATGCTGCATTATCTGGTAATATGCTAATAGAAGTAGATGAAACTAATCTAACACCTGGTCAAGACTTAAGTGTGTACCCCGGAAAAGTCTTTAGACGCCAAGGGGGTGCACCTGGTCAGGCAATTTTTGGAACTAAATTTCCTAATGTATCTAATGAAAATATGCAGATGTTTGATAAAGCCCGTGTATTGGCTGATGAGTCTACAGGCTTTCCTAGCTTTGCTCATGGTCAAACTGGTGTCCAAGGAGTGGGACGAACCGCTTCTGGTATTAGTATGCTTATGTCTGCTGCTAATGGCAGTATACGGAACGTGGTTAAGAATGTCGATGACTATTTACTAGCTCCACTTGGTAAAGCTTTCTTTAACTTTAATATGCAGTTTGATTATGATACTGAAATTAAAGGTGACTTAGAAGTTAAAGCTCGTGGTACAGAATCATTAATGGCTAATGAAGTTAGATCACAAAGACTAATGCAATTCTTAGGTGTAGTTCAAAATCCAGTATTAGCTCCATTTGCTAAGATGGATTATATAATACGTGAAATAGCAAAGAGCATGGATCTTGACCCAGATAAATTAGTTAACTCTATGGGTGATGCTGCAATACAAGCAGAAATACTTAAGAAGTTTAAAGAAGAAAACCCACCACCTAAAGCTCCAGCAGGAGCACCTCAGCCTCCAGCACCAGGAGCACAACCTCCAGCAGGTGCTCAAGTTCAAGATACTCAAGGATCAGGTGGAGGTCAAATAGGTACAGGTAGTGTACCTACTCCAGGAGAACAAGGCTTCTCAGCTAATACAGGGCAACCTCCAATACAATGAATAAATTAAAAATGTTTGTAAACAATCCAGAACTTTGGGAATCTTTTGTTGAAGAACTAGAAGTGCGTCTTGAAGCTAATCACAAACAATTAGAACAAATAACAGAAACAGAAGAACTACATAGACTGCAAGGCGTAGCAAGAACGCTACGAGCTTTTATGAGATTAAGGGATGATGTAAATGGGTAATTATATACCAGGTATAGATGAAACTAAAAAGTTTTTAAATGATAATGTTCAACCCACAATAGCTAATATACTTGGTATATCAGATGAAGGAAAATTAGCTAAAGAACAAGCTAGAAATTCTGCTCAAACACGAATGAACATGGGTATGTTAAATCAAGATGCTTATGAAGATACTTTAAGACATTTATTATTAGGTGCTTATACTACATCAGAAGGTGGTTTTGATATAGGAAAAAGAATAGGTGGTGGTTTAATAAACTTTAGGGAATTAGGTGAAGGTAATGAAGGTGAAATAGATATAAATAATAATAATCTAGGAAAAATACTTGCTAAATTTCGTATAAGTAAAGAAGGTGGGGAGCTCAGAGGAGATGCATTAAAAGAACAAATTCTTGAAGATGCTAAAATGTTAGCTGCCTCTGTTGATATAGGTAGTAGTGAAAATCAAAAACAAATAAAAGATTATTTATATGGCGAAGGTGGTTTAATGAGTAAATTAAATAACTACTCTAAACAATTTAAAACAGCTGGTTTTGATGTACCAAACGCATTTGCAATACAAGATGAAGAAATAAAACCAATGTTAAGTACTAAAGGGCGTAAATTAACAAATGAAGAAATTAAAGAACAATTATCAGGTATGAATAAAGGTGGTATAATGGATAATCAAATGGTCAAAGCTTTTGCTATTGGTGGTGAAGTAACAGATCCTATAAGTGGTAATGAAGTACCTGAGGGATCTTTTCCTAATGAAGTAAGAGATGATGTACCTGCTATGTTAAGTGAAGGTGAATATGTTGTACCTGCTGATGTATTACGTTTTTATGGTTTAAAATTCTTTGAAGACTTAAGAGAAAATGCTAAAATAGAAATAGCAAGAATGTCACAAGAAGGTAGAATAGGTGGAGATCCAATAGAAGAATCTCAAAGTTTAAATGATGCAGATGTTGATACTTTAGAAAGCATGATGCGTAATGCAAAGAATGGTTCAAAAGGTGACATTCAAGAAATGGCTAAAGGTGGGTTAATAGATAAACTTGCACATACAATTAAAACTGATAGTGCAATTAATCAAAGATTAGCTAAAGGTGGAGTTGTTATAAAGATGGCTCCAGGTGGATTAGTAACTTCTAATATATACCAAGATCCTACTAAGATGGATGAAGTTATAAAAGAAGTACAAGTAGCAGCTAAAAATAATCCAGCACTATTTCAAAGGCTAGCTAGTAAAGGTGTAGTATTAGATAAAACAAATGCTACTATGGACTCAGAAGAAATGCTTAAAGAAAATAAACCTAAGTTTAATATAGAAACAGGTGAAGAAATAGTTACGGCTAATGAAGGTGGATTAATAGGTTATAGTAATGGTGGTTATCAAGGTGATTTATTTAACCCATATTTTTATCAAAAACCTAAAGATGATAATACTGTTGATGAAAGATACGCCAATGAATCAGGAGAAGTTATAACAAAACATTATAAAATAGTTGATGGTATAAAAATGCTTACAGGTTATACAAGAGACAGTAATCCAGATCGTAAGTTTAGTATACCACCTTTAGAAATACCAGCAGGTTTTAATCAATTAATAACTACACCAACAACTGAAATGGATAATCTTAATGCAACATCAGTAGAAGATAGAGATGGACCTGATGATACTAGCCCACCTGATACTACAGCTTGGGCTGATAACTTAGATATGAATAATATAGATTCTGTTAGATCTTATGTAGACTCAATAACAACTCCTGCTACTGGTTTAGGTAAGCTAGGTGAAATGGGTTTACTTGGTGCAGCAAAACAAATAAATAATGAATACCAATTAAATGTAATTTCACAAACTACTACAAATCCAGATATTAAATCCTATGTAGATTCTGTTATATCTAAAACACAAAAAACAAATAAAAATCCTATTAGTGGTTTTTTAAGAAATTTATTTACTACACCTAATAAAACTCAATTAAGTATATACTCTAAAAAACAAACTATTAAAGATAATGAAAAAACATTTGAAGAAGATGATAAAACAGTTTCAGATACATTAACATCAGATAAATTTTTATCTAGTAGAACTAGCTATTCACCTCCAACACCTACAGATGATAGTAAAATAGGTTTAGGGTTTGTTAACAAAGAAGGCTTTATAGATGCCCCTGCTCCTTCATTATCTGAAGCAGAAGCACCTAGTGGTACAGATGGCAAAACTGTAAGTGGTAAAGGTATAGATGCTGCACCCCCTGGAGTTAGTTCTACACCTAGTATTAATGACAAAGATGAACCTGATTAT